TGCAACGGCTGCGAACACTTCTGTTAACGCTAATCCGGAACTTTGACTGTATTTTTTTTTATTCACCCACACGCGCGTGCGCGATAATAGCAAATGACCAGAAGATTAAGAAGCGATAGCATCACATCAGAATCCAAAGGTTTTAGGGATGGTGTAACCATACCACTGCCTAGCGGAGTTGAGCTTGCGTCAGATGATGAGCGCACACTTTGGAACCAATTCACAAAGACAAGGGCTGCCGCAGACTGGCGCGACTTTGACTTGGTGTTGCTGGCAAAGATAGTAAAGCTAGAAGCCAACATGAGACGACACCAGTTAATGATAGATAAGAGTGGCCCTTTGATTAACAACAAGCGTGGGACGCTAGTGGAGAATCCATTGCTGAGGGTTGTGGATACTTTGCAACGTCAGCAGCTTGCGCTTATTCGCAGTATGTCATTGAACCAAACTGACTCAGACCCAAGGACATTAAACGCAGCAGGCAAGAAACAACAAGTAACATCACAGATGATTCAGGACATAGGACTGGATTCCTTAATCGCAATGCCAACCTCGATTAATTAAAATGACAAAATTCTTTGATAATGAAACAGTTGCCATTGATAAACTAATACCTTACGCATTAAATAGCAGAACACACAGCGATGCTCAGGTTGCCCAGATAGCGGCGAGCATTAAAGAGTTTGGGTTTACTAATCCGGTATTGGTAGACGATGATAATAATTTAATTGCTGGTCATGGCAGGGTACTTGCGGCGCGTAAATTAAATATGGATAAAGTCCCTGCCGTTATTATTACTGGATTAGATGAGCGCAAACGCAGGGCTTTAATTATTGCGGATAATAAACTGGCATTAAATGCGGGATGGGATGAAGACGCTTTGCGGGTTGAATTGCAGGACTTGGCGGCTGACTATGGCGAGATGATGGGATTTTCTCAGGATGAACTTGAGGAATTATTGGTTGACGCTACGCCAGTTAATGGATTGACAGACGAAGATGCTGTGCCTGAAGTGCCTGCCAACCCTGTAACGGTTGAGGGCGATGTTTGGCTACTAGGCAACCATCGGCTAATGTGCGGGGACTCTACTAGCATTGATGCGGTTGAGCAGTTGATGACGGGCCAGCAGGCGGATGTGGTCTTTACCGACCCTCCGTATGGTATGAGCTACGGCGGTGGACGCTCACGAATAAAGGTCGGTGGTACGGATGGGACAATCAAAAATCATGGAATGATCATTGGAGACGACCTGCGAGGCGACAGCTTAATTCAGATGATCGCAGATTCCTTGTCTTCTTCCAAGGCTTACGCCAAGGATGGATCGGCGTTTTACGTCTGCTTCCCGTGGCGCACTTATTCAGAATTTGAATCGGCTATGGCAGGCATTGGCTTAGAGCCAAGCTCCTGCATCGTGTGGGACAAGAAGTCGGTTGGATTGGGTAATGCTAATTATCGCCCGCAACATGAGTTTATTTTCTACGTCAAAGGAGGGGCCTGGTACGGAGACAAGGCGCAGTCCGATGTTTGGTATTTGAGCCGAGGCGCGACGGGCAAGTATGTCCATCCAACGCAGAAGCCAGTTGAGTTGATTGAGCGAGCGTTACTGAATAGCAGCAAGGCGGGTGATGTTGTGCATGACTGCTTTGGTGGCTCAGGCTCAACTATGATCGCAGCAGAAAAGAATGGACGCTACGCCCGTCTAATGGAACTTGACCCAAAGTATTGCGATGTCATTGTCAAACGCTGGCAGGATTTCACAGGCAAAGAAGCTACACTAGAAACAAATGGCAAAACATTTAACGAAACATCAAGTGATTAAAATGACTCGCGGCGATCGCGTCATTGCATTTATTGAGGGATTTTGCCGCGTACCTGAAGGCTCGCACGTTGGCAATCCTCTTGTGCTGGCTGACTTTCAAAAAAAGTTTATTAGGGAAATTTATGACAATCCGGAGGGTACACGCAGGGCGTATCTTTCTATTGCTCGCAAAAATGGCAAGACAGGTTTAATTGCTGGCATTGTTTTGGCGCACTTAGTTGGCCCAGAGGCTCGGCTTAATAGTCAGATCATCTCAGGCGCTCGGAGCAGAGATCAAGCAGCGCAGGTTTTTAACTATGCATCTAAGATGGTGATGCTATCACCAAGGCTTGCCGAAGTTGTCAGGGTTATACCTTCAAGTAAAAAATTAATGGGGTTGCCACTTAACGTTGAATACAAGGCGCTAGCGGCTGAAGCTAAAACCGCCCACGGGTTATCACCTATCGTGGCTATACTGGATGAGGTGGGTCAAGTCAGAGGTGCTCGGGATGACTTCATTGATGCCATCACCACCGCACAAGGGGCACATTCAAGTCCGTTGCTGCTAGGCATCAGCACGCAAGCTGCTGATGATGCAGACTTGTTTAGCATTTGGCTCGATGATGCGCTCGCTTCCAAAGACCCAAAGATTGTTTGCCACTTGTATGCCGCACCTAAAGAGGCTGGCTTGCTAGATGAGGCCGGTTGGAAAACAGCTAATCCAGCGCTTGGTTTGTTTCGTTCATACGATGATTTGGCAGAGCAAGCTAAACAAGCGGTGCGGATGCCTTCGGCTGAGAACACTTTTCGCAACCTTTGTTTGAACCAAAGGGTGTCGACGGTGTCACCATTTATCAGTCGTGACGTTTGGAAGTCTTGCGGCGGCAAGGTTTTAGACTTTGCGGACAACCCAGTTTGGGCAGGCTTTGACTTATCGGCGCGCACTGACTTAACCGCCTTGGTTGTGATCGGGCGAATAAATGGTGTTTGGCAAACGCATGCACACTTCTGGACACCGGAGGCGGGGCTAATAGAACGAGCAAAGCGTGACCGACAGCCTTACGATCTGTGGGTTAGGCAAGGTTATATGCAGACAACGCCGGGTCAGACTGTTGATTATGAGTTCGTTGCACACGATGTGGCAGCAATATTTTCACAATTAAACGTGCAGAGTATTGCTTATGACCGATGGCGAATTGATATTTTTCGTAAAGAACTTACCAATATCGGAGTAGAATTACCCTTAATAGAATATGGCCAAGGGTTTAAGGATATGGCAGGCGGGATAGATTCGCTTGAATGTGAGTTATTAAACGGGCGAATCGCTCATGGAAACCACCCAGTGTTGACTATGTGCGCGGCAAATTCGGTAGTGGAGAAAGACGCCGCAGGTAATCGCAAGCTAGACAAGTCGAAAGCGACAGGTCGAATTGATGGAATGGTTGCGATGGCTATGGCGTTCGGCGCGAAAGAAAAAGAAAGCGTAGAAATGGAAGGCGATTTAGACGGGTTTTTAAATAATCCGCTGTCGGTAAAATATTAAAGGGACGCAACGTGGCGACATTTTTTCAGACACTGCGTAGATTTTTTGGCAACGTCGGCGCGACTGGACAGCAAGATGGTATCCAGTACACCGAGCCGCTGACTAAAGTTTACGAAATAACACCCGACTACGGTATCGACGGAGCGCTTCAAGTCTCAGCAGTTTGGGCTGCGGTGGAGTTGCTGTCTGACAATATCGCGTCCTTGCCCATTTTTGTGTACGAGAGAGAGGCTGGCGCAGACGGTCATAAGCAGTTAGCGCGAGGCACGCCGCTCTGGGTTTTGCTACACGACACGCCAAACAATCGGCACACGCCGATGGAGTTTTGGCAATACTTAGTAATGAACTTTCTGCTTCGCGGCAACGGCTACGCTCGGTTGGTTCGCAATGATGCTGGCGATGTCATCTCAATGATTCCGTTGAGCGCCGATCAAGTAGAAGTCGAAGTGCTAGACGACCAAACGATTGTCTATAAATATTATTACGAAGGCAAGGTCGCCATCTATGGCTCTGAGTCTATGCTTCATTGGCGAGACAAGGGCAACGGCGTGGTCGGTATGTCACGTCTTGACTATATGCGCTCGACAGTTAATGTGGCAGTTGGCGCACAGAATCACACGGCAAACGTATTCAGAAAGTCAGCCAAGCGACCTGGCGTGTTTATGATCGACAAGTTATTGACTGAAGAGCAACGCTCTTCTATTAGAAAGAATTACCGAGGGCTGGTCGAAGGCAGCGACGACGACCTGCTGGTGCTAGAAGCAGGGGCTAAGTTTGAGCCGCTGAGTATGTCACCGGCTGATGTGCAGTTGTTGCAGACGCGCAAGTTTGCAGTCGAGGATATTGCCAGATGGTTTGGTATTCCGAGCGCAATGATTAACGACACGGAAAAGACAACGACTTGGGGAACTGGCATTGACCAGTTAATTCAAGGCTTCTATAAATTCCGTTTGCGCCCCATGCTTGAGTCGCTGGAACAGTGCTTAGAGAAGCGAGTGCTAACACCAGCCCAGCGCAGACGCTATGCGGTTGAGTTTAGCCTTGATGCTATCTTGCGTGGTTCGCTTAAGGATAGATTAGAGACAGGCTCGCAAGCAGTGCAGAATGGATTGATGACGCGCAACGAATGGCGGCAATTAGAAAATATGCCTCCGATTGAGGGCGCAGACGAATTGACAGCACAGGTTAATTTAATGCCAGTGTCACAGCTTGGGCAAAGTCAGGTTGCGGAAGCGTTGCAAAGAATGTCGGTTATACAAAACGCTTTGATTCAAAAGGTAGATAATTTAAGCGCACGCAAACCAGAGCAACCAATTAGCGTTAGTTTTAATCCTGACATGAAATTTGAAACGCCAGAGATTAAATTAAATATGGATGTTCGCAAAGATCAAAGCGCGTCGTCTAAAGTCATTAAAATATTGCGCGATCAGAAAGGCAATTTAATTGGCGCTGAATCTAAAGAAGTAATTAACAAGACTGGCGAAACAAAAACATTGACTTAATTTGAGACGACAAAGGAAACATATTGTCAGACAAAATTAAAGAGGATTAAACGATGGCTATTACCTCAGCAATCTGCAACATCTACAAGCAAGAGATTCTTGAAGGCGTACACGCAAGCGGCGACACTTACAAGATTGCTTTGTTTACCGATGCGGCTACGCTAGGCGCAAGCACCACAACGTATAATTCGACCAACGAGGTAACGGGCGCAGGGTTAACGCAGGTTGACGGGTTAGAGGCGCAGACATCTAGCGGCGAAGTATCAGCAACAGCAGTTACACCAGTTAACGCAACGACTGTAATCGAAGGCGTAACGCTAAACTCTGCATTATCTAGTATTAGCGCCAACGCAGTAAGCGCTGAAATATTAAGATTGTCTGGCAACCCGATTGGTGCGTCTTCCCAAGTTATTAACGGATTTGCCAAAACAAAAGCAATTGAGGCTAAAATAAGACTAGGCAAGGTAAATGCTTTTGGTCTTATTGTTGTGAACGGCGGGGCAGTGCTACAAAGTGTTAGCGCAGTAGCGCAAGTTCCTGCACTGCACGCCAATGGCGTTTTAGATATATCCGAAGAAGAATTGGTGTTATTTTTAATGGCTGCCTAGCAATTTAGGCAAGGACTGCAAAATGAATATGCAACGCAAAAATATTGGGCTAAAAGATATTGAGATTAAGATGGTCGCAAATGGCGGCTTTTCTGGGTATGCCTCTGTCTTTGGCGGTGTTGATAGTTATGGCGACACAATTGAGAAAGGCGCTTATAGTGGCGTAATCCAGCAGATACAGCGCGGTGAAATGTATATGCCCAAAATGTTTGTTAACCATAAATCTTTTGATATCCCGATTGGAAAGTATATTCAAATCGAAGAAGACGAGAAAGGTTTGTACATGGAAGGCGAATTTACCAAAGGCAATCCAGACGCTGACAAAATTAAAGCGGCTATGACGCATGGCACTATTGATGGCCTGTCAATTGGCTTTATGATAGGCGAATATGAGATGGTCGAAGACGACGACAATTTACGTCGGGTCATTAAGTCGATTAAAGAACTACCCGAAGTTTCAATAGTGACTTATCCAGCAGATGAGAATGCTCGCGTCGATTTGACAAGTGTTAAGTCTGCGTTGGATAATATTAATACTTTAAGAGATTTTGAAAAGTTCCTGCGGGATGTAGGTGGCTTTTCAAATAACCTAGCAAGAGAAACGGCAAAGTCTGCTAGGTTGTTATTTTCTCAAATGGAGTTTGAGGAAGCCGAAGTTATGCCGAGTGAAAAGCAAGACACTGATATTCAACGTCAAATAGCACTTATGCTATTAAATTCTCGAACTCTATAAAGGAAATTATAATGTCTGATATTAGCGAAATTAAAGCCCTTGCCGAAGTGCAAGGCACATTGCTTGAAAAGCATCGTGAGCTGAAGGGCTGGATGGAAAAGGCTAACGGCGAAATCGAAGTCGCCCGTACCGTTTCAGTTGAGACAAAATCTGCCCTTGAGAAGTTAGCAGACCAGAACGCCTCTTTGGCTGACAAGTGCTTGGAAATCGAGCGCCGTGTGGCTGAAGGTTTTGAGGTTGCTAAACAAGCAGCCACTGAAACTGCCGGAGAGATGCTCGTCAAAAGCGACAGCTTTAAAGCAATGGTCGAAGGTCGTAGCAAGTTTGCTCGCGTGGAAATGAAAACGGCTATCGTTAACGCCACTGGTCAGAACCAGCCTTTGGTTCCTTCTGATCGTTTGGTTGGTATTATCAACAACCCCAACCGTATCTTGACAATCCGTGACGCTTTGCCAGTTGGACGCACAACCTCTAACCTGATTGAGTTCACGAAAGAAAATGTATACACGAACAGCGCTGGCCCTCAGTACGACAGCCCTGCTTTTGAGAATGTGACAAAGCCAGAGTCAGGCATCACTTTCACTTTGGCTACAGCCGCTGTGGTAACTTTGGCCCACTTCATTCCACTGTCGCGTCAGGTGTTGGAAGATTCACCACAGATCGAAAGCTATGTTAACGGGCGCTTGAGCTTTGGCTTGAAGCTGGAAGAGGAAGACCAGTTGCTCAACGGAAATGGCACATCTGGCAACATCAGTGGCTTGCTGAACTCAGGCAACTTTGTGGCCTACAGTCGTGCTGTTACTGGCGACACCAAGTTGGACACGTTGCGTCGTGCTATCACTCAGGCTCAGTTGTCTGAGTTTATGGCTGACACAATCGTTCTTAACCCAACGGATTGGGAAGAGATTGAGTTGCTGAAGGCTACCGATAACCAGTACGTTTGGAGCAATCCGGTCGCTATGGCTGGTCCACAAATCTGGGGCAAGGCTGTTATCCCAACCAACTCAATCACTGCTGGCACGTTCCTTGTGGGCGCTATGCAGATGGGCGCTCAGGTCTGGGACCGTCAGGACGCTAATGTGCAAATCTCTTTTGAAGATGGCGACAACTTCAAAAAGAATATGGCAACCCTGCGTGCTGAAGAGCGTTTGGCTTTGACTGTTTATCGTCCTGCTGCTTTTGTCAGTGGCTCGTTCTAAACTTGTGTAAGCGATAAAATCGGGGCTAAGGGCTAACGCTCTTAGTCCCTTTTTAATTTAGGAATTGAAATGGAATTAGTTGACGTAGTGGCTATGGCTCACTTTGAAAACCCAGAGACAGGCGCGGTGTCCCGCAAACAACGCCTACGAATAAGCAAACAGTTGGCAGACTATCTAGACTCACTTGGGCTGGTTACTTTTGTAAACCCCATCGTGACGGCAGTCAAAGAATACCCCAAGACAGAAGCGACAGAGCTTGGTGGGGACGAACCGTCTACGTTGTCGCCACAGGCCCCAGCCTCACTGAGCGAGACTGCCAAAATATTCAGACGCGCTCGGCGCAGGAAGGCAGGCGAATCCTAGCCGTTAAGGACTCTTGGCGGTGGTTGCCCGATGCCGATGCGATGTATGCTTGTGATGACCACTGGTGGGACAGGTACGTTGCAAAAATCAAACGAGACTTTAGCGGCGAGCTGTGGACGCAATCGGAAAAGAGCGCTAGAAAATATGGAATCAAGTTATGGCAAGGGCAATCAGTTGCAGGACTTGGGCGTGAAAAAATACACTTTGGAAACAACTCAGGCTACCAAGCAATCAATCTTGCATACTTACTCGGTGCAAAGTCGATTATCTTGCTTGGGTTTGACATGAAACGCCAAGCAGGTAAGACACATTTTTTTGGCGATCATCCGTACCACAGGAACACGCAAGGCCCAGACGATCAGGTTATGCAGCGCTGGTGTAGAAACTTTGTGCAATTGGCGGCTGACTTAAAGTCTGAGGGCGTGACGGTCTACAACGCCACTCGAATGACAGCATTGACAGCATTTGAACAAAAGGACTTAGAGAAATGTTAACCATCTTTTGTGGCTACGATGATAGAGAGGCGGTTGGAACACACGTCTTTATGTCTTCAGTGCTAGAAAGAAGTTCCGTTCCCGTTGCCTTTGTGCCAATAAAAATGCAAGGCGTTAAGGATGGAGGCACTAACCAATTTACGCTTTCCCGCTTCCTAGTGCCGTATCTAATGGACTACAGGGGCGAGGCGATTTTTGCAGACGCTGCGGATATGATTTGTTTAGGCGACATTGCAGAGTTAGCAGAAACACTTAAAGAACAGCAACACGCAGTAAAAGTTGTAAAGCATAAATACAGCACACGCAATGCGGTAAAGTACATTGGCACACCAATGCAAAGTGCCAATCAAGACTATGAAAGAAAGAACTGGGCAAGCCTGATGCTAATCGACTGCGAGCATCCAGCGTGGCGAACGATGACACCAAAGGCTGTCAACACATTTAAAACCCTAGAGCTTTTACAGCTTAGGTTTCTTGATGACTCAGAAATTGGCGAGTTGCCACAAGAATGGAATCGCTTGGTAGACGAAGAGCAAGCGATTGAGGGTGCAAAGATTTTGCACTGGACGGCGGGGGTACCTGTCTTTGAACATTACAAAAACGCAAGAGGGGCTGACCTTTGGCGGCAAGAATGCAAACGCACAACTCACCCACTACTTACATTGTAAGCGGCGCTCAAACGTCACCCATTTTTGGCAAGGCATTTGCTGAGGGTTGTGGCGGCATTGTGGCTACAAATACTGAATTGCTTGATGGCTCGGTTTCGATGTTTGGCCATCCCAACTTAATGCCGTTATTAAGCCAAGCGCGTTCTGAAAGAAGGGATTGGTACTATGGGGACAAGGCATACTTTGGTAGGACAACACATTACCGAATAACTAAGAATGCTTTTATGCACGACGGCAACGGTGAGCCTAGCGAATACAGGTGGCGACGATTAGGACTCTCGGTACAAAGTTGGCACGAGGGGGCGGATATTTTGTTATGTCCTCAAAGTGAAAGTTTTTTTACTTCGCAAGGCAAAAGCGCTTACGAATGGATTAGACAGACATCTGAGTTAATTTCCGAGCATACCGACAGAAAGATACGTATTCATTACAAGAACGGCGGCAACAGGGCGGAGATTATGTTTAAACAGCAATTAAGAAACGTATGGGCGGTTGTCGTGCATTCGTCGATGGCAGGGGTTCAAGCAGTCATTCACGGCGTGCCTTGCTTTGCGACCGACCCCGAATCAACAGCGGCACGTTTTGGCTCGACAGATTTATCTTTGATTGAATCGCCAGTTAAACCCGACAACCGCGAACACATGGCGATGGTGTTGGCTAATAATCAATTTACAATTTCGGAAATAAACTCTGGTTACGCATGGGAGCAAGTCAAATGAAAGTATGGGAAGGGCTTTATTTGCCCGAAGGCGAAACACACTTAGTTGATTGGATGAAAGCCGTTAAGCGTTATGTTAATGGCAAGCCTACATATCAGTACAACAAGTATGCAGAATGTTTACGGATACTGGACAAAAAGCGTACAGCAATTGACGTGGGTGGCAACCTTGGACTTTGGTCGCGGGTTATGTGTTTGGACTTTGACAGCGTGCAAGCGTTCGAACCAGTCTCTGAGTACTGCGAATACTTTGTTAAGAACGCACCAATGGCAACCTTGCACAACGTAGCGCTTAGTGATGAAGAAATGATTATAACAATGGCTTGCGCTACTAACGGGTCATGCGGCGACACCGCACCTCAAGTTAACAAACGCAAGGAAAAAGCCTTACAAGAAGTCAGCACAATGCTACTAGATTCATATTGTTTTGTGGACGTTGACTTTATAAAAGTGGATTGCGAGGGCTACGAGTACCACGTTTTGCAAGGCGCAGAGCAAACCATCATAAGCAACAAGCCCGTTATTATCGTTGAACAGAAACCCGGCAAGGGCAAAAAGTATGGCTATGCTGATGACGAAGCAGTAAAGTATCTAAAGTATCTGGGCATGAAAATACACATAGTAATTTCTGGCGATTACATAATGAGGTGGTGAGTATGGGTTGGGGCGACGAACTAATGGCGGCTGGCGAGGCAATGAGTCTTGGCGGGGTAGTCGCTATCAAAGATAAGAACGGGAATATCCGGTGGCACGATGCTTGGGAAAACAATCCAAGCATTGCTAAGCCTACAGATAAATACCAAAAGTTTATAGTTAATGCGCCGAGTGCTAGGCCCTACACTAAATCGGTTAACGCGCAGGCATGGGGCTGGCAAGCATACCGCCCAAAGCCAGCCAAGTTTTTCTTTAGCCAAGACGAGTTAGACGAGATTGCGTATATAGAAAACAACTTTATTGTGGTTGAGCCGCACCTTAAAGACAAGCAGGAAAGCGTAAACCGCGACTGGGGTTGGGATAACTTTGCCAAGGTCACGAGTTCTGTAGAAGCTGACTGGGTGCAACTGGGCGCAAAAAAGCCCAAGATGCTACCTAATACTCGATGGATACAAACGCCTACGCCTAGACTGATGGCGGCGGTTATGTCTAAAGCGAGGGCGGTGCTAGTGCCAGAGGGCGGGATGCACCACACAGCGGCGGCGCTTGGCATTAAAGGCGTGGTTTTGTTTGGTGGGTTTATTGCCCCGCAGGTAACGGGCTACCAGCTACACAAGAATATATTTACGGGCGGTGGTCTGGGATGCGGTAAACGGCTAAAATGTCAGCACTGCGTTGACGCTTGGGATAAAATAGACCCTGAGCGTATTATTAAGATCATGCGGGGTTTAAATGGTGGATAGGATAATAAAGGAATATAGTCCATGAACTATTTAATAAAGACAGTACAACCAACAAGCGAACCGGTCAGTCTAGCAGAGGCGCAATTGCACCTCAGACTAGACACGGTTGGCTCGCCTCCTTCACACCCCGATGATACATTAGTGCAAACCCTAATTAGTGCATCAAGAGAAAACGCCGAGCAGTACACGGGCGTGACAATTGCTCAGGCTAGCTACAAAGTCAAAAGCCCTGTTGTTAGTGAGCAGGTCAGCCTGCAAACGCACCCAGTCAACAGCATTGCCTCTGTAACCTACGAGGACAGCGATGGCGCGGTGCAAACCGTAAGCCCATTACTTTATACGTTAGACAACTTCCAACGCCCTGCGCGGCTTGTGTTCAAGTCTGGTTCGCCAGGCTACGATTTGACCGTCAGCTTTACGGCAGGTTACACCGACGGCGAAAGCCCAAACCCATACCCTTGCCCTGAGGGTGTTAAAGCGTCCATTCTGTTAATGATTGGCAATTTATACGAAAACCGCGAATCAGTGTCCTCGGTTCAGTCTTACGAGCGTTCGCAGTCTGCTACTTATTTATTAACGCCCCACCGCATTAACCTAGGGCTGTAATGAACATTGGCAAACTCGACAAGCGCATTACGTTACAAAGCAGGTCGGCTACGCTTGACGATTACGGTCAAGAGTTAAACAGTTGGTCTGACACAGCCACCGTTTGGGCAAATGTAAAGCCCATCGTTACCCAGCTAGGCCGTAGAGAAACCATGCAAACGTTAATGGTAGAAACAGAGGCCACGCACACGGTTGCCGTACGTTATGACGTACGTTTTTTGCCCCCGACCCTTATAGCAGCGCAGCGCATTAGCTATGTAACGCCTTCAGGGACGCGGATTTTTAATATAACAAACGCTAGAGATTTAAACGAAGAGCGCCGTTATGTTATTTTTGAATGCAGCGAAGGCAACGAAGTGGGACAATAAATGAGCAAAACAGATATTTTTGTAGAAGGCTTAGCCCAGTTGCAAAAAATACTGGACACAATGCCCGCGAGGATTGAAAAGAACATCTTGCGCAGTTCTTTGTTGCAAGGCGCTAATGTACTAAGAGACGCGGCGCGGGAAAAAGCCCCAAGTCAAGGCATCGCTAGAAGTATACACACTAGGTCAGAGAAAACAGCGCCAGGTAAAGTGTCGTATTTAACAGGTGTGTACAAAACGCCTGATAGCTATCAAGCAGGTTTTTTAGAATACGGCACAGCATCATACTATGAAGGGCGCGGCAGGACGATTGGTCGGCCATACGAAATAAAGCCGAAAAATAAAAAAGCGCTTAAAATTGGGGATAATTTTAGGGCTTACTCTACAAGCAGTGGTGTTAGGCCGCAACCTTTTATGCGACCTGCGTTAGACCAAAATTACACTAAAGCCCTAAATACTTTTAGAATGACCGCTATTCTTAGAATACAAATGGAGTTTGGATTAACGCCTAAGCGC